AAAAGAAAAACGAGACGATGGTCTTGTTGTTCGGCGCAGTATAGATGGGCGCCCCATTATCCCAGATGGTGCGCAGGAACCCTTTTCCGATCGTGATGTAGTTCTCCAGCCAGTAGAACTCATTGTCCGGCATTCCGGAGCGCGAGTCCTGCTGGTTCATGGAGCCGAACGGCAGGCACGTAACGGTCTTGGCGTCGCGCGGCCAATTTAGCTGTTCCGCCTGGCTGTAAGCGCGCTGCGATCTCTGTAGGGTCGCCATGAAGCGACCTATTGATACATATAGTAGTAGCTCGGAACCCGGCCGCGATCCGTCGCGACACGATCGATGCCGAGGTGATCGTAGAACTGCGTCTCCATCGCCTCGGCCAACGCCGGCCGTGTCGGCAGGAGCGACAGGTAGGCGGCATAGTATTTCACCGCCTCATCAAAGCCGGACGGGATGAGATCGACCGACGTGTTGTCGACGAGATCGAGCGGCGTGCATTCGCAATCCCATTCCATCTCGCCCGTGCCACTCGCGGGGCCGCTGATCGGGATCGGGAACAGCCACAGATTCGCATTGGCGCCGTCGCCATTCGTCGACCACACGAATGGATACGACGTCACGCCGATGTTGTATGAGCGCGCGTAAGCTTGCAGGTCGTCCCACGGCATCCAGTCGAGATTTGGCCGGATGCCGCCCCACGAAACGCCGACATCGAGAATGTTGTTGACCGCGTCGGCCCCGGCATTCCAGCGACGCAGATACGGCTTCGCGTACGAGAACGGGTACTTCTCGACGCCAGGGATCGTGTTGAAGGTGTTGGTCGGCTTGGCGGTCGAGAGCAGCGTGGTGTCGCTTCCCAGGCTGCCGGCTCCAACCTCTTGGCCGGGAACGATGGCGCCGGGGATCATCGATCCGGCCTGCGCCTGGCCGCCGAATGACGATTGCCCGGCGATCAGGATGCGAATGCACCCCGTAACCTTGGCGACCTGTCGGCGGCCGGCATTGATCCAGCGATTAAGCTGAGTCGTGCCCGTGAAGAGAGCGTTCTGATCCCTTAAAAGGGCGCGAGTGTCCTGCTGGTAAAATGACAGCTCGGCCACACGTCAGACCCCTTCAGATCAGGCCGGGTTGTAGAGCGACACCCCCGACGTCCCGCCCATCGTGAGGCCGAGCACAGCCGCCGCGGTGACGCCCTGCATCGAGCTGATGAGCACGCCGCCCTGGCCGGTGTAGTTGACCGCCGGGTTGCCCGCGTACAGGCCGCCGTCGAGCACGACCTGCCCGGTTCCGGTGATCGTGTTGCCGGTGAGGGCCGCCAGCAGAGACGCGCGCCGACCGCGGAAGATATTGGCGTTGGTGGTCGGGTTCGTGTAGGCCGGCGCACTCGTCGGATAGCCGCTGCCGAGAGCCGTGACCTCGATCGCCGCAGTGGCGTACGAATTGCCGGCCGACGTGACCGTGTAGCCCAGGATCGTTTGGCACATGACGGCGGTCGCCGTGGCGCCCGACCCCCCGCCACCCGTGAACGAGATCGTCGGAACCGCGGCGCCGGCCGCGAGCGCCGAGCCGTGATCCAGGACGACGACGCCCGTAATGGTCCCGGCGCCCGTGAGCGTGCAGGTCGCAGCGGCGCCGGAGCCGGCCGCGATGCCGTTCAGGCCCTCGCGCGGGTCGTTGATGAAGGTGATCGTCGGAGCCGACGTGTACCCCGCACCCTGGTCGACCACCGTGACGCTCGAAACCGCACCCGACGACAGCGTGCAGTAGCCGGTCGCGGCAATGCCCGGCGCCGAGAGGTTCGGCGAGTTGAACTGCACGAGCGGCGGATAGGTGTAGCCCGAGCCGCCGTTGGTGACGGTGACGGTCGTGCTGACCGCGCCGCCGACGATGGCCTGCAACACCGCGCCGCCGGCCGAAGCCGTGACGGTCGGAGCCGAGGTATAGCCCGTGCCGCCGGCATTGACCAGGCACGCGACGACGCAGCCGGTCTGGTTCGCGATGCGGGTCGTGACGCCGTTGGACTGGACCCAGCGCATCGCCGAGCTGTCGTCGCCCATATTGCGCCACTGGTCGGTCAGGATGTCATAGGTCTGGACCTTGTGGTACGGGTTGACCTGGACCGACCACGTCCCCGGCGGCATGTTGAACACGCTGCCGGCGTTGAGCGCGATCTCGTTGGCGGGTTGCCCCCTGAGCGTCGGGGTTACGCCCGGACCTGCGAAAATCAGTGACATGAGTTCAGGTCTCCTTCAGGGGGTCAGATGACCGCCGGCTGGCCGGACGTGCCGGTCCAAGCCTGGCCGGTCAGGCCGGTGAACTTCGCGCCGCTGCTCGGCTTCGAGCAGACGGCATCCAGGGCGGTGATGAGAACGCCGATGTCGGCGATCTGGCCTTGCGGGATCGCGGACTGAAATCCCGAGAAGACCATCGGCGCGTACTCCGACAGGTAGGCCGCGAAGTACCGGGAGTTGATGTGGTACATCGTGCCGACCGGGCAGAACGGATCGGGGAAGATCGGCGTGTCGAGCACCCGGATCGCCCGGAAGCCGGCGTTGACCACGTCGTCCTTGCCGTAGATCGACCGCGGCCGGGTCTGGTACTGCTCGTACCCCATGAAGTCCGCCATCAGGGTCGCCCAGTCGGGCGGGCTCATGACGGCGAAGTCGGGCGACTCGCCGCCCGCACCCGTCATCGTGCGGGTGAGCGCGATGGCTTGGCCGGTACGGTTCGAGATTGGCCCCGAGTTCGGGTAGTACTGACCCTTGAACCACTGCGCGCCGGAACGTGCGATACCGCCATAGGACGGCACGTTGGTCCCGTCGTCGTAGGCGGCGTACAGGTTGTCGAGCGCCTGCGAGTTCGTGTAGCCGGCCGGATCGTAGAGCGAGGACGCGAGCGCCTGCTTCATCACCACCGCGGCGTCGGACGTGACCGCGCGCAGCTTGGGGATGATGACCTCGGACGACTGAACGATCGCCTCCATCCCAAAGAAGCCGATCGGCACCATGCCGAGCTTGAGATTGAACTGGGCGTCCTGGATCGCGGCCTGATCTTCCGGCATCGGGAAGTCGCCCGCGAAAGAGCCCCAGTTGAAGTTGACGAACGACGCACCCTGAGCAGGGAACGTGATCTGCGAGACGCCGCCCTTCGCGCGCTGGGCGTTCTGGAGCAGGAGGCTCAGCAGAGGGTGGGCCTGATAGATTTGGACGAAGACCGAAGGGATGACCGCGCGCCGCGTGATCGCCGCCAACTGTGCGCCTAGCGCACCACCTGGGGTGATGCCGCTGGCGATCGGCGTTTGGAAGGTCGTGGGCAGCGCCATAGTTCAGCTCCTTCGGATGCGGATCACGCCGCCTGATTGAACTCGTCGAGAATCCCGGCGACGGTCTTGTCGAACCAGGCGTTGGGATCGGTGTGCAGATCCTTCCAGTCCTCGTCGATCTTGCCGGCGCCGAAGAGGTTGAGCTTCTGCGGGCCGAAGCCCGAGCCGCCGACCGGCTTCTGCCGCGGCATGTGGTCCGTCACCCACGCGGCGGCGGCGGCCGGATCGGGGTTGTTGGTCGCCTTCATCCGCTCGATGACCTTGTTCCAGCCATCGTCGGTGAGTTGGTACTCTTTGCGCGCGGCGGCGCAGGCGGCCTCGAAGTCGGCGGTCTCGCGCGCTTCCTTCGCGGTCGTGTCCTGCTTGTCCAGACGCTCGATCAGCTTGTTGAGGCCCGTCTGGACCTCGCCGATCTGCGCCTCGATGACCGGCGCGACCGAATCGATCGCCTCGATGTCGGGAATGCGCAGCTCGGGCATGATCGCCTTTGCCTTGCGCTTGAAGGCCAGCCCTTCCTTCGGGTCGGACCACAGCTTGTCGAGCAGATTGCGGGCGCGCTGTCCGAGCGCGATGTCGTTCTCGACCTGAGTGCGAACCTCGGGATCGAGGGCGGCAAGAGCTTCGGCGGTGATCTTGCTCATGGGCGATCAGCCTTTCCCCGTCGTACCGCCGACGTGCTCGATGTTCATGCTGTCGGACTTCACGTCCTTCGGCATCCCGGACGCCCGCGCGCCGATGTCGGTGTGCGGAAACGGCACACGCTTCATGATCGGGTCTTCGGCGTTCGTGTCGTTTTTGTAGGGACGGGGAAACTGAGCCATGTGGTCCTCCTACTTGCGGCCGGAGCGCCGCATCGAGTGACGCTTTGCACGGGAACGGTTGGTCAGCGGCCGACCGTCGACCGCCTTGCGAGCGCCGCGCGACGAGCCGCGAGAAAGCATGTTGGACATCAGGCCGCCTTTCCGGCGCCGAGCGCGGGTGCGGCGCCGGCCGCGGCTTGCTGAGGCGCCATGCGCGCGAGCAGCGCCATCTGGTTCTGCTGCGGCGCGTTCCTCAACATCTGGAGGAGCGCCTGAATCGGTGCGGCCTGATTCGACTCGCCCGTCTCCATCTTGGAGCCGATGCGTTTGATCGTGTTCAGGATTTCGGTGTGAAGGGGCGACCCCATCGGGATCGCGGGAAGCGCTTCTTGAAGCGCCTGGAGAGCGACCTTGATCTTGTCGCCGGCCGCCGCCATGTTGCCGAGCTTGGCCTGGGGCGCCGTGCCCTGGCCTGCCTGGGCCGATGCCGGTTGCAGCGACGCCGGCAATCCGCCGGGCGGGCGCTGAAACGGTACGACGTTTTGACCGGGAGCGTCGGGCACTGGGCCTGCTCTCGGCGCGGCTGGAAGTTCGGCAGTCCGGGCGAAACTAGACGCACCGAGCGGGTTATCCCGCCCGGACCCGAAGTGCCGGAATTACTTCCGACGACCGCGCTTGTGTGAACGCCGCTTCATTGGGCTTCTCCGTGTGATCGAGCGGGAATCAAGGCGGACCTGCTCGACGGGACATCGCAACATTGCGACAGGCGCAACAATATTGCCGCGTCGCAATTACGTCAACAACATTTTGTGGCTATACTCTATTCGGCTCTATATGTAGTATAGCGTTACATATCACCGTAGGAACGCCAGAGATGAAAATTCCAAGCCGCGGGATCGCGAAGTGGGCTGGGGAAATTCGCGACCAGTGTCTTGTCTCGACGACCGAGCGCGTCCAGCGCGGCGCCATGTACAAAAATTTGTTCCTGACGGGAGACCAAGACGGCGTTCCGCAAACCTACGTGCGCGCGAACGGCTACATCCAAGACAAAGCGTCGTTCCTCTATTCGCCGGTCGAGCTCCGGTTCTCCGCCGAGCACTACGGCAATGTCAGCGCCGCCGACCGAGCGAAAGCAAAGTCAGCCACCGCTGAAGTCCTGAAGCGCACGCGCCGCGATGGCGTCGACCGCAAGGCGCAGGGTGCCGTGATCTGGTCGCTCGTGAAGGGCAAGACCTTCATCAAGCTTCTGTGGGGCGAGAACGCATTCCAGCCGCACCTCATACAGCCCGAATACATGGGCGTGCTCTACGAGCACAAGGACGAGTTGACGCCGAACATGGGCGCGTTCGTGCAAACCGCCTACATCACCGAAGACGAACTCGACGGCATGATCGAGCACTACAGCACAGGCGACAAGCAGGAGATCAAGCGCAAGGTTCAGCGCTACTTCAACCAGCAGACACCGGACGGCCGGGGCGTCGCCGGATCGAACTGGCTCAAGCAGGTCGTCCTGGGCGGCCTCAATCCGTATCAGCAGGCCGGCGGCAGCAAGCCGCAAAACCGCGGCGTCGTCGACTGGCTGAACGGCCCGCGTCCGATGTTCGACACCCGCACCCTGGCACAGATCGCGCGTCTCGACGAGTTGTGGGTATGGAGTTCTGAAGACGACGATTGGCGTACGATCCAGTTGATCGGCGATGTCATGGTGTCGCCGAAGGAGCGCCTCATCAACGCCTTCGCCGACGACATCAACGCAGACCCGAAGATGCGCGACGAGAACAATCCGCTGCGCGGCTCTCATCCCTTCATTGAGTTCTGCGCCAACCCGATGGACGGCTATTTCTGGGGCGACTCGGAAATCCGCCTGATCGCGCTGCTCCAGCGCCAGCTCAACATGACGATCGACGGCATCAACCATCTTCTCCGGATGCAGGAATTTCCGCCGAAATTTCTCAAAGGCATCTCCGGGCAGGCCCAAAACATCGTTTCGCGCCTCAACAAGCCAAAGGGGTATTTCTCCGACTCGAACCCCCAGGCCGACGTCAAGAATCTGGCGCCCGATCTGCCGCAAGGTCTGTGGGAGCGCCTGCATGAGACCGAAGGCATGTTCAACCGAACCGGCGGCATGACCGCGTCTCTGCGCGGCGAAGGTGAGCAGGGCGTGCGCGCCCAAGGCCACGCCGAGACTCTGACCCGCAACGCCTCGCCGCGATTCAAGGACGACGCAATCATCATCGAGCGCGACATCGAGAATCTTGGAGGACTAGCGCTCGACATGCTCAAGGCGCACGTCCCTGACAAGCTGATCGCTTGGCTGATGCCCGGCGACAAGTCCATCGAAGCCGAAGAAATTCCCGACATCGCCGAGATCGGCGAGGAGCCGCCGGCCGAAGGCATGAAGCCAATCCTGTTTCGACTATCTCAGCTATCGCCGAACACAAAACTGACGGTCGACGCCCACTCGTCGAGCCCGATCTTCTCGATCGAAGCGCGCGAATTGCTGTTCGAGCTGAACAAGCGCGGCGCCGTGACGCCGGAAGAACTGGTTCAGCACACCAATCCGCCTGGCGCCGACTCGATCATGTCGAACCTGGAGCGGCGAGCGGTTGCGAATCAGAAGCAGATCGCCGCACTTCCGCCCGAAGACCGCGTGAAGGTCTTGACCGGACACAAGCGATAGTCGGCGCAAAGTAGTAGCCGCGGCTCCAGGCATTCTTGATCGGAAAGCCCCGCGCGCGAAGCTTCATGATCGCCAAGGTGATGCAGTTCACGGCATTCTCAGGCTCGTAATCTGGATTGGGCCACACCGCCTCGATCAGTTCGCTTACCGTGGCGATTTTTCCCTCGACGGTCCTGAGATAATTCAAGACCGCCGACTGAGACCATGCGTC